TGGTGAGGGTAATCGTTCCGCTGTTAGCGGGGGTGACGGTAGAAGTTGAAGTAACGCCCGAGTATCCAGCACCAGTTGAACCAGTATTGCCAGTGTTACCTGTATTACCCGTAGCACCAGTGTTGCCTGTATTACCCGCTACGCCCGCCCCTGTATTACCAGTGTTTCCTGTGTTGCCAGTTGGACCTGCTACGCCCGTCGCGCCTGTGTTTCCCGTATTTCCTGTAAGACCCGTCGCTCCCGTGGAGCCAGTAGGCCCTGTCGTTCCAGTCGTACCAGTGCTGCCAGTATTTCCTGTCGCTCCCGCGGCGCCACCTGAGCCAGTCGCGCCCGTAGATCCTGTGGCACCAGTTACTCCAGTAGCCCCTGTGGATCCAGTAGGCCCAGTTGTTCCTGTACTACCTGTCGTGCCAGTAGAACCTGTGGATCCTGTCGCTCCAGTGACGCCTGCTCCAGTAGAGCCTGTTGGTCCTGTAACACCAGTAGCGCCTGTGCCACCAGTGCTTCCCGTGCTTCCTGTGATAGATGGTCCAGTGACACCTTGCGCTCCTTGAATACCTTGCGGTCCGATAGGGCCTAGTTCGATAATAAGCGGTTGCGTAGAACCAACGTTATAGACGTTGGTTGTTGTTGGAATCTGTACGGTAGATATTGAGTTAACTGTGACGGACATTACTGTACCACGCTTGCTGTTACGGAGAAGTTACCAGCGAGAATTTGGTAGACATTTGAATTAGAATCTGTCAAATTTAGACCGTATGTGTATACTCCTGCTGGTAAATTCGCGGCAGATGTTTGAGTAGCGGTAAGAGTCATTGTGATTGTGCCAAGGGCTGGTGTAATCACAATCTTGCCATTGGCTGTGGATAACTCCACAATAAGGTTATTGCTCACATCGCGCACTTGCATATCTGCGCTATAGCCAGTGAGGTTGACTGGAAGATTATTGATAAGCCACTGTGGGGCTAGTGTGAATGTAGTACCGTTGACAACGGTAATGTTGTATCTACCTGGATTCACGATGCTCCTTAAGCGACGGTAGTTATGTAAGCGCCATAACCAGCATTTGTAAGAATGGTGACTTCCGTTGGGCTGAGATTGTAGATATGCCCACCGAGGTAGCAGTAGTCGGCTGCGATTGTTTCGTCTACGCCAGGTGTACGCTCAGATACAACCGCTGTGCCATAGACTAAAAGTGTGTTGCTACGTGCAATGCGAAAACGCCAGAATAGTCTTCCAAACCCAGCAGGCCCTTCTTCGGTCGTTGGCGGGGAGAATGTATATGGCATTAGATTCCTTTCGAGGGTTGATAGGGGTGAGCGCGAAGCCCACCCCCACCAACTATTTATCAAGTATTGTGGATCGAAGATGTGCTTTCGATACGTACCAATGAAGCGTCACGATAACGCTGCCATCCAAGTACGCCGTACCATCCAATAGGACGGAAACGCATCAACTTATCAACAACTGGTCCGAAGATAACGTGTGGCTCTTCGGCAACTGCTTCCGCCAATGCTTGCTTTCCAGCAACCAATGTACGGAATACGCGAGTACCACCAGTACCATAGGTGAAGGAAGTACCACCAAAGGTACCTGTCCAACCTGTGGAACCAGTACCATCGGCTGCGTTGAACAGACGTGGTGACTCGACGAACATTGCGCCTTCGTAAGTTCCGATGGTGCCTGGCCAGAATTCAGCAGCGCCTGTCTCGGAATACTTATGGTCATCGCGCCATCCGCCAGAGCCAGTCTCAGAGCGAAGGTCGAATGAAACTTCTGGGTGGATACCACACCAGTAGTATTCGCCCTGACGTGGGACAGCCTTGTTGGCACGCAACTTAGCGACAGCGGTACGAACATCGCGTGACTTGAATACGTCAGTAGATGTAACCTTTGATTGGGTTGTACCATTGGTGTATGAAGCGGCATAGGTAGAAACGAGGCTTCCACCAACTTCTGCGATTACGTTTGGTCCGCCATCAAGAACGGTCAAAGCGTTGATATCGAGAGAGTCAGCCATGTTGAAGGCGATGATATCTGCAATAGCAGGATCAACGTCTGAGAGTGAGAACAACTCCAACTTACGTGTAGCAAGTGAAGCGTTTCCATATTCATTAAGTGTTACGGAAACTGTGGTTGTGTTTCCAAGTGCTACTGCATCTGGGTCAACATCTTCCGAGAGAACGGCAGTTGCTGCGGCCAAGTCTGTGTAGATCTGGAATACGACTGAAGAACCAGGCATAGCCTGTTGTACTGGCTTCTTATCTGCGACATCGCGGATGAGAGGAACAGCACGGAGAGCAAATTCGACATATCGGTCATAGGCTGTCTGTACGAGGGACGTACCGAGGGAGCCAGACGATGTGTCTGTATATGCGTTTGCCATGTGTCACCTTCTTTCTATAGGTTTGTGGCGAATGGGTTAGGTTGTCGGGCTACCGACGACGCTGTGTAGGATTACCCGTAATCGCGTTAAGTTCATTAATGTCTTTAGCACCATTGAGTTTTGCCAATAAATCGGCATCTCTCGTTGGACTATTAACATTCTGAGTAGCCGCATTAATGCGGTCGTACGAACGGATATTCGCTTGTACTGCTTCATCGGCAGGAGCATCTGCTTCGCTCTTTGAAAATCCGAATACATCGGCGTTTTCGTTAAGCCAAGCATCTACTTGCTCTGGTGTTGAGATGTCGGCAGGAATAAACTTCGCTACCTTGTCTGGTACACCTTTTGTTGCCAGTACGTCTTTGACGCTACGACTGCGAAGGTCTGCTTGAATACTTGCAAGTTGTTCAGCAAGATCCTTCTTTTCCTTCTCTGCACGCTTTAAGGCTTTGCGGAGATTGGCTGGCGCTTCCTGTTGGGAAGTTTCAGTGTCTAGGTCGTCTTCGTCGTCTTCGTATTGGTTTGCCATTTCGGCACTCCCTTTCTTGTTAGTGTGACGCAGGCCGCAATACATTCCAGGGGAAGAATGTTTGGCTCCTACTACCAGTCTGAATACACATCATCGGCGCTGGTGAACCGCGATGGAATCTATTTCTTAGGAAAGGCCGCTAATGTCTTTCGCGCCTAGACTGCCCGTGGCAGCGCCAGCAGAGCCTGAGAAGGCTGATGTTTCTTGGGTCTTAAGACGCTCAAGGTTTTGCTGTGCTTGTGCTGCACCTTCGGTATTAAAGGTTGAGGCTTCAAGTTGCTGGCCAATGCCTTCTGCGTTGCCGTAGCCTTGATAACGACCTGCAAGGGACTGCATAGCGGCTTGTTGCTGCGCGATGCTGGTAAAGCCTTGATTGGCCTGTGACTGGGTAATCCCTTGGGCCGCCAGTCCCATTGCGCTAAGTGGGCCTGTGGCTCCATAGGCTATGTTAACGCCTGCTCTAGCGGCTTCTGCGCCGATCGTAGCGGCGTTGTATTCCTGCTGCACCAAAGGTGCTGCAACCGCTGGATCAAGCAAGTGGGTAAGAATTGTAGGCATAGTCATGCCGAACTGCGATTGCAGTTGAGCCAAAACTTGAGGATCTTCGTTTTGTACTGCATTGGTAGCAGCCTGCACACGCATCTGAACTTCTGCTGGCGACACATCTGTACCCATAAGTTTGCCAAGATAATCGGTTGACATAAGCGGGCTAGAAGTTGGGATACCAGCCATTGCCATTACCGTTTTATATGATTGCTCATTGGCAATGTAGGTAGCAGGATCTAGTGGGTTAAGGCCAGCGGAGATTCTGGCTTGATTGCCAGAGAAGCGTGTTTGCCATGCGGAGATAAGGCCATTGGCTGCGCTAAGTTGACTTGGCGTAAGACCAAGACTGCCAATTTGTGCAGATGGATTTGGCGAATCAATAATGTTAAGAACTGTCGTCATATCCAAGCCACTAGCGAGCATGGCGGTGATACCGCCACCAATGTTCCCAGTCAAACCGTAGCCAGATAAAAGTGCGCTAAGTTGTTGCGCCGCATTTGTTGTTGTTGTATCTGACGTACCTGATGAGCCACTACTAGATAATCCTGCTGCGGCAGCAAGACCAGGGGCTGTATATCCGCCAGATGGTGGGGTAATTTTGCCAGTAGCAGGATCAACTGTAGCCCCAAGTGTTTTAGCAAGTGCCGTGTTATCCGCTATAGTTGCCGCTTGGTTTGAAGATGCTTGAGCCGTTGCTGCTTTACTAGCGGCACCTGCCGCCTGAGCCGAAGCCAATAATGCAGCATTTTGTGCTGCCAAATCTGCCAAAGATGGGCCGACTGCTGAATTGAAAGTAACCTGGGATGGATCTGGCGCACTTGCATTGTTAGCCATTGGTTAGAATCCCATCTTTGCAATTAACTGATTACCAGCACTGAGAAGTGTGGAATGAGCGTTTTGAGTATTAAGCCATTCTGGCTGTGAGCGAACTTGGCTTGCGAATGTGTATGGGTCAACTGGCGCTGCGCCATCACCCATCAGTGCTTTGCCAATCATTGCTCCGTAACCCGTAGTTGCGCCGAGTTGAATGTCGGCAGGGTTAATTTCTAGCAGGCTTGAAAGTGTGTTAACGTAAGGCGAGGCAAGGTCTGATACCTTGGCTCCGCCTGCAATCTGGTCAGCAAATGGCTTGTATGTATTCATAGCCGCTGTCTTGAACTGTTGCTCGG